AAGAGCAAGACACTCCCCGTCGCGTTGCCGAGTATACGAGTCACCAGTGATCGCATCGCGGGTTGTCACAACCATCACAACATCCGTCGTCTGTCTGGTATCAAGTTCAGTCCAAGCGGTCAATACATCGAGACAGTGGTGTGGTTCCTGGTAGACGGAATTCCAGGGAAGCATCTCACCTACGATGAAGCAGTCCTCTGTGCCTCCAAGAAAGGCATCCTATGAATCTCATGGAAATCATGAAGGAGAAAGCGGCGGAACAAGGTTTTGCCGTCAACTGGGTGGAGAGTACCTGGTCTATCTCTCATCGTGAAAACAATCGTGGGGTAAAGTCCATTGAGACTAAGGTGGACCGGAGGACTCTCAAGGTAGAGATTCACGGGAAGGATTCATACAACCTGAATCGTCATCGCCTCGTTAGCGGGAGCGGAGAAAAATTGGAACAGGCGTTGGAGCAAGTGATCGCTGAAATCAGCTTCATCAAAAAGGGAAAGGCCTAACGTGGAGTCCAAAGAGAAGGCGTTCAACGAAAATCGTTACATAGCCAAACAGGTAGCCGTATACTACACCCGCCGCTACCATCGCCCTTTCCACGAGACCTTAGACCACGCGGAGTTTGCGTTGGCGCTCCTCGTTTGTGATGCGGCCGGGGCTCACAAGCCCGAGCTGGGGACGGTAGAAGCTTGGCTCAGGTTCAAGATCGGGATGCACCTGAAGGATGTCTACCTCCGAGGATATCACCCTCACTGCGCCGATGTCCTGGAACCTCGCAAGCAAAAGGAAATGGCCCACTCTCCTCTCCTCGCCGCGTTGGATGAGGCTACGGAACTACGGAAAGCGGGACCTCCCAAGCCCAACACCAGCTGGATCAATCGACTACTCACTGAGGTAGGGGAGGAAGCATCTGCCCTTATTGAAATCATCCTCGACGCTCCTCACGACCTCCTGAATGAGATATCCTCTAGGGAAGGTCGATCCAAGGAGTACAAGCGCCAGAGTCTCATCAGCTACCTAGTCGATATCCTGGACTGGTCGGAATGGGAAGTGCGTCAGGCCATGGTGGAGGTAGAGACTTGCCTCAATCGGTAGGTGCCAGAATACGAACGTCCATGATCACTGAGCCCAAGCGTTACCAGGTCCAGGCTGTTCGCTTTCTAGAGTCTCTAGGAGGCCGGGGGATTCTCGGGGACGATATGGGCCTGGGAAAAACATATGAGGCTATCGCTTGGCTGGCTATCAATCCGAAGGTCTCCCGAGTAGTGGTTGTTTGTCCGGCGAACGTGAAGTGGCAGTGGCAACGAATGTTCATGGAGCACGCTGGATTAAATTCAGAAGTCCTGGAAGGAGTCTCCCCCTACTATCCTTCACGCTCCATTGTGATCATCAACTATGAGATACTCAGGACGGCCGTGTGGCCTGAGAAACGCAACAAGAATTCCAAGCCTACCTTCCCGTGGGTGGACCAACTTCTGGAGTTCAAACCCCAAGCAGTATTCATTGATGAGTTCCATTATATCAAGACCATGACGAGTCTCCAAACCCAAGCCTGTAAATTGCTGTCTGGTAAGATTAAGCACGTCATCGCAGCGAGTGGTACACCAATCGAGAAATCCCCCGTTGAATTCTATCCTACCCTCAAGTTGGTAGCCAAAGGGGACTTCAACAGCTTCTGGAAGTATGCTTTCCGTTACTGTGACCCCAAGCCTGCCTTCCGAGGACGTGGATGGGACTTCAATGGATCAGATAACCTAGAGGAGTTACACGAGCGTGTAGCCAAGTGGATGATCCGCCGCTTGAAGGTAGACGTAGCAAAGGAACTGCCTCCCAAGATCCGCATATCACTCCCCGTAGATATCACCAACCGTAAGAAGTATCAAGAGGCAGCGGACGACTTCTTGAAATGGATAAAGAAGAATCAAGGCAAGGACGCTGCTGATCGAGCGGCCAACGCTGTTCGACTGGTACGTCTCGGGACGCTCAAGCGTATTGCTTCCGAAGGTAAAATCAAAGCTATCAAGTCCTGGATCACGGACTTCCTAGAACAGAGCAACGAAAAGCTGATTGTGTTTTGCGTTCACCGTCCGATCCTTAACAAACTGCTTGAGATAATCCCCGGCCGCGTTGCTCACGTATCGGGTAGCGTCACCGGCCGGAAGCGCCAAGCCATGGTGGATCAATTCATCGAAGATCCTAAGTGTCGGGTGTTCGTGGGTCAGATGAAAGCGGCCGGCGTGGGAGTAGACGGTCTTCACAAGGTTGCTTCCTCCGTCCTATTCACCGAGCTGGGCTGGAACGCTTCCGAGCATGACCAAGCGGAGGACCGAGCATTGCGTATCGGTCAGACCGCTACCTCTGTGAACGTCTACTACATGATTGCTCAGAATACCGTAGAGGAAAAAGTAATGGAGATGATCCAGGCTAAATACGATATATGTAACGAGGTCCTGGACGGTGGTGTCCGAGGATTACACCTGTTTGATAGGAGGTCACTTCATGCGAAAGCAAACGGCTAGACATTCCGGACAACGACCAATGGGGAAGGATGAATGCGCAGTACTGATATGGGGGGTTCCCAAAGTACTGAGACGGCGATTCAAAGCAGCTTGTATTGAACGTAGTTCCACCATGCGGGGGACTCTCATGAACCTCATGAAAAACTACGTCAACGCCTAGATGCTAGACATCCAAGCCCTTTGCCGGGATCATAGCATCCCGTGTATCGAGAGCGGTCACCATCACGTCCATCGTGGTTGGGTCCAACTTCACTGCCCCTTCTGCTCCGGGGGGAGGAGTGGGTGGCACCTCGGATTCAATCTAAAGAAGGGCTCTTTCAGCTGTTGGAAATGTGGAGGACATAAGACATGGGATGTCCTTCTCAAACTTCTCGGGAGCCTCCAAGCGGTTCAAAAGGCCTGGAGCCAATACGTCTCAGACTCCCATCCCATCAAAACCATCGTCCCAGCCGCTCCGAAAGTCCGAAAGAGGACTGTCTGGGAACCACCCCAGCTAGGTCCACTTGGGAAGATGCATCGCCGTTATCTACGCTCACGTTCCTTCGATCCTGATAAACTTCAACAGCAATGGGGGCTGAGAGGAACAAAACACATATCAGGAGGTGGATGGAACTGGCGGGTGATCTTCCCTATATACAACGCTCAAAATCGTCTGCTAGCCTACGGGGGCCGCTCCATAGACGACGAGGTCAAACCCAAGTACAAGATGCCGGACAACGAGAATCTACCGGTGGACCCCAACCAACTCCTCTACGGAATACACCTAGTTGCTGATACGGTCGTGGTAGTGGAGGGACCAGCAGATGTCTGGAGGTTAGGTCCGGGAGCAGTGGGTTCATTGGGCGTAGACTGGTCTGTTGAGCAAGCCTGTATGCTTAAGAGCATCCCAAGACGTTTCGTGATGTTCGATCCGGATAGGGCCGGACAACAGCGTGCGCGTAAACTGGCCAATTGGCTTGGAATGTACGGAGGAGAGACTGAGATTATTTCGGGATTGGATAGTGATCCTGGAGACTTGACACAAAGGGAAGCAGATCTGATCATGAAGGAGTTACTGAATGAGCGTTGAAAAAAAGCCCGTGAAGCACTTTCGTGGTTGTTGGATGCGAGCTGAAATATTCTATCTGATTGAAGAAGGTAGAATAACCCCCAGTGAAGCGATTATGGTTATGATGATTGACAGTCTGGTCAACTCCAAGGGGGAAGAGTGCTTTGCCTCCAACCAATACCTTGGTGACCAAATGGGAATCAAAAAAACCAGAGTGTCCGAAATGATAAACAAACTCAAGAAGTTGGGTCTTGTTATTCAAACTAGATTCGACGGGCATACACGATATCTCTCCACGGCCTGGTCTCATATTGATATGCCAGAGTACTGGAAACCCGGAAGGCCGGGTACCGCTATCCCGGAAGGCCGGGTACCGCTATCCCGGAAGGCTGGCACTCAAGAAACTGGGGATACGATAGAGGAGGATGGCAAGGATCGCCCATCCTCCATTTCCGATTCTTCTAAGTATTCTTCTAATATATACTCTCCGCACAGCGGCAGTGCGGAAAGAGAGAGCGATGGAGATGTTGATGAGTTGGATAAAACGAATTCCTCCACCCAAAAAAACCCCCTCCACCCCAGATGGAGACGATTCGCAACCATCTTAGGAGAGGCTATCTCCTCCGTTCGCAAGATCAATATCACCACCAAGTTGAACTCCTGGTCCCAGGCCATTCAGAAAATTCATACCATTGACGGAGTCCCCATCCCCCGTCTCCACGTCGTCCTGAAGTGGTACAGTTCCCAGATCCGCAAAGCTGACCTCATCAAGGACAACTCATCTTACCTACCAGTGGCCTACTCGGGGGGAGCCTTCCGAGAAAAGTTCCTACGGATTGAAGACGCACTCAAGAGGTCCCGTGCCGATAAGGAACGGAGAGAGGGACCGAGTGGTCCGAAGATTCACGTGATCAGGGATGCCAATTAGGAGTTGCCGTGAAGCGGGAGAAGGTCAACACCAAGATTGAGCAACGGCTGCTTACAGCTCTCATCACCTCAGATGAGTTCCTGAGCCAAGCATCTGCCGTGCTCGATACTAGCCTAATCGACGTGGCCCCTTTCCGGACGATAGCGGAGTGGTGTGTAGAGTATCATGCCAAGTATCATTGTGCTCCCCGTAAAGACATTGCCGCCATCCATGAGTCCTGGGCTGAGGATCACGACGGTCCCGAGGCGAATGCAATAGAGGATCTGTTGGGGGAAGTATCCGGCAGCTATGATGATCACGATCCTCTGAACGTCCCCTACATGCTCGATCACTTGCGTGCCTTCTTGGAGCGTAAGGGATTGGAGCGACTTCAGGACGACGTGGACAACGCTCTTCATTCCGGCCGTCCCGAGGACGCCAAGCAGCATATCCTCGGATACAAGCCGGTGGAGTTGCTCGCTAACATGGGGATTGATCCGCTGAGGGATACGGACGCTTGGGAGCGAGCATTTTCAATATCGGCCAAACCCCTCCTAGAATTTCCCGGCGATGCTGGAGTGTTTCTCAATCATGCTTTGACTCGGGATGCTTTCATCGGGATTCAAGGCCCCGAGAAACGAGGCAAGACCTGGTGGTGTATTGAATTCGTAATCAGGGCCTTGCGGGAACGTCTCAAGGTAGCCTTCTTTCAAGTTGGGGACCTCTCAGAACATCAAGCCATGATCCGGATAGGAACCTACTTTGCTCAGCGGCCGTCCCGAGCGGACCTGTGCGGGAACGTAGACGTGCCCACCGAGATAATCAAGCCACAACGCCCCGAGGGGGAAGACGAGGAAGAGGAAGAGGGAGAAGGGCTCCAGGTCCGTACCAAGACACGTGTCTTCAATAAGCCCTTGACCAAGACAGCTTGCATCAAGGCAGGCAAGAAGTTCATGAAGGGATGTGGACTCAATCCGAACAAGTCCTATTTCAAAGTGTCCATCCATCCCAATACCACCGTGAACGTCCGGGGTATTACTTCCATCCTGGATCACTGGGAGATGATGGAAGGCTTTATCCCCGATGTCATCGTCATCGACTATGCGGACATTCTCGCTCCGGAAGATCCGAGGATGCCCCCGAGGGATCAAGTGAATGATACGTGGAAGAGCCTCCGACGCCTGAGCCAGGAGCGTCACTGCCTGGTGCTCGCTCCTACCCAGGCCAACGCAAGCAGCTACGATACTCATACCATGACCATGCGAAACTTCTCCGAGGACAAGCGCAAGCTAGCACACGTGACCGGGATGATCGGATTGAATCAGACGGAGAATGAAAAGAAGGTTGGCGTGATGAGATTGAATTGGTTGGTACTCCGTGAGAGTCCGTTCAACGTCAAGCGGTGTTTGTGGGTGGGGCAGTGTCTACCGATTGGTCGGGCTTTCTACTGTGCGACGTTGTGAGGAGGAGAATGTAGTGACCGACAAACGAACACCACGAGACTTCGTGCGGGACCTCTGCCGGGTAGGGAGGAACGACCTTCAGGTGAAAGCTGTCGCCAGGTGTACTCACTGGAAGGATCATCTTGAGGAGATTATCTCCTGGCTCAAGCGGAGAGGGGACCGGTGGAGGAGGCTTGGTCCAATTGAAAAAGAGTTTCAAACGCCCTAGACTTTCCTTCAACTACCGATATAGTAGTAGTGCCTTCAATAGGGAAGGTGAGATCAAGGAGGACGTGAGATGGCTAAGACAACCGTGAGCCGTGATGTAGTGCTGGGTATGCTGGAGAAGATGGGGGCGAGTTTCACGCCGGACATCACCACCGAACGTGCTATCAAGAAGCTGACACGACACGTCGAGAAGAATGGACTGCCGGACGACTACACCCCCGCTGAGGTGGAAGTCATGATTGCCCTGAACCTGGCCGAAGTCGATCCGAAGGAAGCGGCCAAGGCCGCAAAGGCGGCAAAGTCAGAAGC